AACTCTTTCCGATAGAAAAGGGAAGGCTATATTCATCACGACTCCTGAAGGATTCAATTTTGTTTATGATTTATTTCTCTTAGGCAAAGAAGATGATTTATGGGAATCTCATCAAGCCCCTTCATGGGATAACCATTTTGCCTTCCCTGACGGAAAAAAAGACCCCTTTATTCTCGAAAGAAAAAGGAATATGAGTAAGGAAGTGTTCGACCAAGAATATGGAGCAAGGTTTACTTCTTTTGCAGGTCGTGTTTACCCATTTGAAAGGGATTTAGATGTAGGAGATTTCCCTTATAATTCAAATTATCCTACTTTTTGCTCCATAGATTTTGGCTATCGTATGCCTGCTGTTGGTTGGTTTCAAATATATAGGATTGCAGGTATATGGCATATAAATATGATTGACGAAATAATACATAAGACAAATATAAAAACAGATGAGCTTGCTTTAAAAATTAAGGCAAAACCTTATAATGTCTTTAAATATTATGGCGACCCTGCAGGTATGCAAGCACAAGGGCAATCAGGGCTAGGAGATATAGAGATATTTAGAAGAAATGGCATAGTTATACATACAAAAAGAGATAAAACGTCAAGAAACATATCTTCAGGAGTATCTCACGTTAGAAGTTTTATAGAAAATGCACAAAATGAAAGATTTTTACATATAGACAAAAAATGCACAGGAATGATGGAAGATTTAGAAAATTATCGTTATCCTGAAGCAAAAGAAGGGCAAGACTTAAAACCTGAGCCATTAAAAGACGGTTATCACGACCATGCTTGCGATATGCTTAGGTATTTTTTTATAAATCAGTTTCCAATTAAAAACAGACAATTCAAAGTGAGGACAAGATGATAAACAAAACGATAGAAGAAATAATAGCTCAATCCGTAAAGGAAAGCAAGCTAGAAGCTCAAAAAAACAGAAGAAGATGGGTTAGAAAAATGCTTAACTATTACGGTGGCAATGATACTGAGAGATATATATCAAGATATTTTAATTCTTCGGCTTTTCAAGAGATTCCTTGCTATAATGCTAATTTTACAAGAAGGTTTATAAATAAAATGAGCAGAATTTATACTGTGGGAGCAAATAGAAACGTAAGTAAACAATATGAGCAATTAACAATAAAAAAAGATGCTAGAATGAAGCACGTTGAAAGGATGACTCGATTAATGGGCACAGTTGCGACTCAAATTATATATAAAGAGTTTCATGGTATGCCTTATTTTGATTATAGACCTGTTTATTATTTTGACGTTTACTTAGAAGACCCATTTACTCCTGCTGCTATTATGTACCCTATATTAATGCAGCCTGATGATATATCTTATTCAGAAAAGCTAGAATGGGCTTATTGGGATAAAGAAGTTTATATCCATTATGATGAAGATGGCTCTATTATTGAAGAATATGAGCATGGATATGGTGTTATGCCTTTTGTTTTTACACATAGAGAAGAACAAATAGATGAGTTTTTTGTAGACGGAGCAAATGACATTGTTGATTGTAATGAGCAAGTAAATATTGCAATGACAGAGATGCAGCTTGGATTAAGGTTTCAAATGTTCGGTCAGCCTTATATGACAGGGGTTGATAGCGATAAAAGGATAGAAAGAGCAGGGTCAGACCAAATTTTAGACCTTCCTGAAGGTGCAACATACGATATTGCATCTCCTGCAGGTGATTTAAATGCTGTAATTGAGAATATTAAGTTCCAATTAGACTTAGTTGCTCAAAATAACCACTTATATGTGCAATTTGCACAAGATGGTGGCGAAACTCCTTCGGGCATCGCTTTGAAAATCAAGGATTTAGAGAGATTTGAAGATTATCAAGACGATATCGAGCTTTGGCGTATGTATGAGCATGAATTATATCATGTTGAGCGACATATTGCTGAATATAACAATATAAAGCTGCCTGAAAGGTTAAAATTAGATTTTAATGAGCCTGAATACCCAAAAACTGTTCAAGACCAAATATTATTAGACGAACATCGCATAAAACACCACATGATTGACGAAGTAGACCTTTTAATGTCTTATAATGGTGATTTAACAAGAAAAGAAGCCGAAAAAGTCATAGAAAAGAACAAAGAAGCTATGGAAGACCCACATTATGCAACTATGGAAGGTAAAAATATAGAAAAAGCTCCTGAAATAGAAGAAAACCCTGAAATGGAAGAAAATAATGAATATTAAATTAAATATTACTTATGATGCAGAAAAGTTAGAAAAAGAATTGCCTAGAATTTTAGATAAGCTCTCAGGGCGTATGGCTGAAAGTGCTTTAAAGTTTTACAGGAAAAATACAAAAAAAGGACTAGACTATAAAGGACATAAATTTAAAAAACTAGAAGATAGAACTATAAACATGAAAAGAAAAAAACAAGGGTATTATAAGAAGGCTTCAAAAAATAAGACATTAATAGCAACAGGTAATATGCTAGACAATCAAATAAAAACAATTTTTAGCACAAGTGAGGTTGCTTATGGCGTAGAGGTTAGAGGATATGGAGCTTACCATTATACAGGGGCAGGCAATAATAAAGAAAGAAAATGGTTTGGTGCTTCTAAGTATGTTTTTAAAAATATTATGGATAATAAAAAGATGGGAACATTTAGAAAACAAATAGCAAAAGCATTTAAAAAATAATGTTAGAAGAAGACATATTAATCCCTGAAGATGTTTATAATGAAATTTGTATTATAATGGATTGCGACTATATAACCTTTATGGCTATTAGCTAGTCTTTGAAGATTCTGCTTGAATTATCTTATTTTGCCATTCTTTCCTTTGTGCAGGTGTTGGTCTACGGTTTTTTAATGGCGACACTCCTACTTTCTCTGCTCTCTTACGCCACCTATACCATTCTCTCTGCTTGGCATTATATTCCTCTTTATCTACTACTTCTTTTACTTTTTTGCTCTCTTTTATAGTTCTTAATCTTTGATTTTCAGGATTTCGTGGTGGCAAATCAATCTCCTCGAAATCAACATCGGTCGCAGCCTCAATAATCTCATCATCTTCTACAACCTCGCCATCAGCCTTATTTAAAAACATCTCGTAAGGACTTATAGTAACATTAACAACATTCTTGACCAACTTACCACTATGTTCTAATATTAATCGCCCTGCTTGCACGTTTCCCTCTTGTGCTTCTCGAACCATAGCATCTAAGATAGAAGGTAACTTTGAATCAAACTCACTCATGTAAGAATTATATATTGCAAGGTGAAATTCAGGGTCTTCTCTCCAATTTTTGACAACCTTAAAACTGACACCTAACTTACTTGCTACTTCTTGCACCGTAATACCATGATTAAAGGCGAATAATTGAATCGCCGCTTCTTTGTGTGGGTTTTTCTTTTTATTAGCTAATTTTGCCATATTATAACTTACAAAATAAAAGTTAAACGTCAAAGTTCTTTGGAATTTCTCTTTTCAAAGTTGTTTTTTGTATTTTGTGTGGAATGTGAACCCTTGAACGCCTCCTATTCGTATCCCCCTATACCCCCTTAAATAAAGTTATCCACATGTTATCCACATATTATCCACATGTTGATAAGTTGTTAATAACTTTCTTGCTAAGATTTTACTTGCATATTAAATATATTAGTTGTATAGGCTTAAGTCGTGCACGTTTTACACGTTTAAAAGATATTAAATTATTGGTATGGTATAGAGTACCCCATATTACATACCATATACAACATATACAATATATACATATAACCTCAAATTACCCCCATTTAAGGAGATATTATTGTAAATAGGTGTATTGGTATAGGTTTAAGCTGTTTTAATTGCTGTAAGCAAAAAAAAATTTTTAGATATTTCAGGAGGGTAAACCAAAATAAATACAAAATAAATATAAAAAAAGGTTGCATTGTATGTAAAAGTATCTTTACATTAGTATAGTTTAAGATTGGTTGTTGATTGGTTTTTTGATATAGCGTAAGCAGGTGAGAGATTAGATTCTCTCATGAAGTGTAAACTGCCTCATGATAACAGATGAGAAATAAAACTTTTTTTGTTGTTGTGTTTAGGGGGGTTTGAAATATAGCCCCCCCAAAGATTTAGATTTAACACACACAAAACAAGGAGAAAAATATGAAACTAAATAAAATAAAAGTTGCATTAAAAAAGGCTAATGAATTAAGAGAATATATTAATAAATATAATATAGATAATTTAATGAGTGAAAATAATATTGATATTGATACTGTTTTGCATTTTGATATTATTAAAACCTTAGAAGAAAATAAAAAATATTTAGAAACTAGTATTAGAGTATCTAAATATTTATAATTATAAAGGGGGGTTGAAATATACCCCCCGTTTACATCTCCTAAAAGATTTTAAAAACACAACAAAGGAGAAAACAAAATGGAAAATACTATTAATTTAAATTGGAACGGCTTAACAGAAAAACAGCAGGAATTCACTGAACGAATTGTAAATAATGAAGTATTACATTTATGTAACGAGTTAGTAGAATATGCTTCAGAAAATAATGATTATATAGAATTTGATAATTATTATGATGAAGAAGATGATACTTATTGTGAAATATTTCAATATTTTATTATTACTGATTGGTTATATGAACAACTTGCTGAAGTTGGTGCCTGTGTTACTGAATTTAAAGGCTTCTATATTTGGGGCAGGTGTGATTTTGGTCAAAGTATGGATATGAATTCAGAGTTAAAACAAGTAGCAAAAAATATAATAAAATAATATTCATTTTATAGGGGTTTAATAATCAAATTAAGCCCCTTTTAAACCTCCTTAAAAAGAATTTAACACAACAAAAAAAAGGGGATAAAATGATAAATATAAAAAGATTCAATAATTATTATGGTCTTAATTATAAAGAGCTAAAAGGTTCTATTAATGGACATAAATACGCTATCTTAAAAGTAGATAATTCAATTATATATTTTAATAAAAAAACACATTATATAAAAGTATGTAATTTATAATTATATATGGGGGTAGAAATACCCCCTTTTAATCTCCTTAAAAAAATTTAACAACAATAAGAAAGGGTAACACAATGAATAGAGAACAAAAAGTTATAATTAATGAACTAGAAAAATCAATTAATTGTTCACTTCAGGCTAATAATAATTTCATAAAAAGGTTAAAAGAAGAAATATCTAGGTTAGAAGGTATTTGTATTAAACATAAAGTTCCTTATAAACAACCTGCAAAGAAAAAAACACCTAGAAAAAATTAATCTCATTTAACAACAATAAGAAAGGGTAAACACAATGGAAAATAAACATAAATTAGAGTTTATAATACATAATGAAAAAGATAATGAACATTATATTAGAAAGTTTAATAATAAAATAGATTGTAGAAATTGGATTATTAATACTTTAGATTTATCTAAAAATTGGAGTTTTTATAGCGAAAAAACCATGAAATATAGATGGTGTTTAAAATTATAATTAATCTCCTGTTGTGTGGAGTGGGGGAATCAATAACTGTTAGTGCGATTTATCGTCTTTATGTGAGATTCCCCCTTATATTTACCCTAGAAGATTTAAACAACAAAAGGAGAAATAATAATGAAGCATAATAAAAATAGTAAAGCAACAAA